GCATTTGGGTTGAGATTTTGAAAGACGAGGAGGAGCTACCGGAAGTAACCGGCGTGCCAAACTCGCTTCGGGATAGATTGGGCGACGCGGTAAACGAGTTGGTCCAACCGAAAAAACCCATAGTACGCAAGGATAGTTTGGCGGCCAAAGCTATTGCCAAGGGCAAGGCCGGACCGCAAGACGACGACGACGTAGAGGCGTCGGAATTAAAAGCAACGGACCCAAAACAACACGTCGGTTGTGGGGGCCATATCCACATTTAGTTATTAACAAGCGTTGACAATAACTTTTGTGGTATAATTTTTACAAGTATGAAAAACGCAACGGCAACAATTGACAGCAAACTAAAGCGAGTACCGCTTCTTTTCTCCATTGACACCGCGAAGCTCACTTTTGCCGAGGACGGAGCACCCGAGGAAATCCAAGTGCTCATGGCCGGCAAGTGGAACCACCCCGTTTACGGTCCAATCATTATTGAGGCCGACGACCTAGCCGAGTTTAAGAAACACTTTGACGAGGGCTTGCGTCGTGACATTCCCATTACGGAGGGCCACGAGAGCTTTGACGAAAAGCCGGCGGTTGGGTGGTTTAAATCACTCACCGTAAAGGGCGACGGCGACAACGCAACTCTATGGGCGGCTATGGAGTGGACGCCAAAGGGCAAAACCCTTTTGGCCGAAAAGTCCTACAAGTATTTTAGCCCGGAGTTTTATACGGAGTACGAGGACCCGGAAACCCGGGAAATATACTCAAACGTTTTGGTTGGGGGCGCTCTAACCAATAAACCGTACTTCAAGAGCATGAGCGCAGTAGTGCTATCGGAACGCACAATTAACAAACAATATATCTTTAACGAAATCACTATGGACCTACAAACAATCGTAGCCAAGAAAGTTGAGGAACTTAGCGCCGACGAGGTTGCTTTCCTCAAAGAACACAAGAGCGAGCTTTCAGCAGAACAGCTTGCAACATTCGGTAGCGTGCTAGAGGACGCACCGGTTGAACTCACCGCAGAGCAGAAAGCGGAAAACGTAGCAAAGGGGTTGAACGAGGACGGTACGCCTAAGACAGAGGCACCGGCTCCAACCGAACTTACACAAGAGCAAAAGGACGCCAACGTTGCGGCCGGACTTAACGAGGACGGCTCACCGAAAGTCGAAGCGTCGGAAAAAAATAAGGTAAGCATTTCGGCGAGCGAGTACAAAGCTCTTACCGACATGGCGAACAAGGGAGCAAAGGCATTTGCCGAACTCCGCGAAAGCAAGGTTAAGACCGAGGCAAGCGCCCTCGTATTCTCGGAGCAGAACTCCAAGGGTAAGGTGCTTCCAAAGGACGAAGCCAAGCTCTTTAGCTTTATGCTCGGCCTTACCGAGACACAGCGCAAAGAGTTTACCGAAATCGTTAGCGCAATTCCTAGCTCCAAGCTATTTGGGGAAGTAGGAAGCGGCAACGGTGTAGTTGAGGGAACGGCGGCGGCCGAACTTAACAACAAGGTGCAAAAACTTATGAGCGACGATAAGGCGCTCAAATACTCGGACGCAGTACGTAAGGTACTCGCTTCCGACAAGGCCCTTGCGGAACGATATAACGCAGAGAACAAGTAGCATTAAAAATAATTAGTTAAATCAACATCATGTCTCAATCACTTCCAACAATGAAAAGGACCGGTGTAGCAAGCGAGGACCTCTCGGCCAAGAAGTACTACATTGTACAGCTTGACGCTACCGGTGGTATCGAAGTCGGCGAGGGCGCAACGGACCTACTCGTAGGTGTTTTGCAGAACAAGCCGCAATCGGGTGAAGCCGCAGTTTATTGCTTCGGTGGAACTTCAAAAGTTAAAGCCGGCGGCGCAGTAGGCGTCGGCGCATGGGTTACTTCCGACGCGAACGGTAAGGGTGTAGCAACCACTACCGACGGCGACGTTGTAATCGGTCGGCATATTGGCACGGCGGCGGCCGCAGACGGTGACCTTATGGAAGTCCAAGTTTCCATTTTCACCCTCTACATTGCCTAGTCATTAACAATAAATAATCATTCAACATCATGCTTACACCACGCGACGTAGTAGTTGACCCGGTACTATCCAACGTATCGGTCGCCTACAAAAACGAGGAATATATCGCCGAGCAAGTTTTCCCGGTTTTCACCGTAGGAAAACAAGGCGGTAAGTACTACAAGTACGACAAATCGGCACTCCGCCGCAACAAGACCAATCGTGCCGCCGGCTCACCGGCTAACGAGGTCGAGTACGGCCTTACGACCGATAGCTTCTATTGTGAGGACCACGCCCTCAAAGAAGCAATCCCATTTGAGGTTATCGAGCAAGCGGACGCCGCACTCAACCCCGAAATGGACGCAACCGAAAGCGTTACCGAAATGCTTTTGATTGACAAGGAAGTTGCACTCGCAACCTCTCTTACGAACACGTCAATTGTTACCCAAAACGTCACGCTCTCGGGCACCGACCAATGGAGTGACTTTGACAACTCGGACCCATTCGACGATATTCGCACCGGTATTAACACCGTGCAAACCGCGATTGGCCGCCGACCAAACACAATTATTCTCGGTCAGCAAACCTTTAACAAGTTGATTGACCACCCGGATATTGTGGACCGTATCAAGTACACTAGCGGTACAGGAATTACGGCAGATATGCTTGCGCGTCTCTTTGACGTAAAGCGCGTCCTTATCGGTAGCGCGGTCCAAAACACCGCCGTCGAGGGACAGACCGATAGCTTGGCCTACATTTGGGGCAAGCACGCAATCATTTGTTACGTTGCCGACGCTCCAAAGCTAAAGCAAGTAACACTCGGCTACCACTTCACGTTTAAAACTCGTGAGGCGGAAAAGTGGGACGACGGCGACGCGAAAGCTCGCTACGTGCGCGTCCACGACAACTACGTACAGGAGTTTGTCGCCGCAGAAGCCGCATATCTTATCAAGAACGCAATCGCCTAGTCAGCGACCAAGTAATTGCAGTTGGTTGCTCTCTTGCTCTCACTCTCTATATGGGGGTGAGCGACAAGAGAGAAACCGGCAAACTACATCATGTCTCTACTCAAAGCAAACAAAAGAATAGCGTGCCCGGAGCTTTCCTTTAAGCGAAGCACGGTCACTCGTTACAACGGAGTTGTAGCAAAGCGCGTCGCACAAGCGGTTTTCAACCCGTCGGCTAACACCGGCGAGCGAACCATTGCGGCTCACGGGTTGGGTGTATACCTACCCGACAATGCGGTTTTGACCGCCGCTTTCTATGACGTTGTAACAACGTTTACGTCGGCCGGTGCAGACGCCGGAACTATCGCACTCCACGCGCAAGCGGCGGACGATATTGTTGCGGCAATTGCAATCAGCGACGCGTCGAACCCTTGGGACGCCGGTATTCACGGAACCAAGATTGGTTACCCTAACCTCGGTGCGGACGCCGCACACGACAGCGCACTCGAAGTAGCGGCCCTCTTTGCAGGGACCATGCTTAAACTTACGGCAGAGCGCGAAATTACGGCTACGGTCGCAACGCAAGCGCTTACCGCCGGAAAGCTCATACTCTACGTTGAGTACGTGCTCGGTGATTAAAAATAACTAAACGAAACTATGCTATACAAAGTCAATTCATTCTTGAAACACGACGGCGAAGTGTACAAGCCCGGTAGCGAAATCGAGCTTGACGCTAAGGTTGCAAAGCCCCTCGTAATGGACGGTGTGCTTTCGGACCCAAACGCCAAAGACGAGAGCGACGCTCCAACGCCGCAACCGTCTCGCTCTAAGGAGCAGAAAAAGGCAGAAAAAGAAGCTAAGGCCAAGGCCGAAAAAGAGGCCAAGGAAAAGGCAGAAAAAGAAGCCGCAGGGAACGACGAAACTAAGGACAACGACGGCGCCGGCAACGACGACGACGCACCTAAGACCGTTTCCCGTGAAACTACCCAAGAGGACCTAGACGCAGACCCTACGCTAGTCGAGCAGGGTGTACAGGTGGGTGACGTGCGCGAGTTTCCGGTTGAGGAAACAAACGGCGACGACCTCTAAAAAATCTAGGGCCGGCTTAGGCCGGCTCTAGCTTTATCAGCTAACCAACAACGACATGGCCGCTACTGTTGAAATAGACGAGGCAAATGGCGCCGGTGAAACTCTAACGCACGGTATTACCGATTGCGATATGGGAAGCACCGACGCGGCGAACATGGACCCGGTAGCAAATCCGCTTACCCCGGGCAACCGTACTTACATCAAGTACCAGAAAATCCACGTTACCGCTATGGGCGGCTCGTCCAAAATAGATAACTTGAAAGTGTGGCGCACCGGCTCACTAGGAACCGGAGGCACACATACGCACGTCACGAACGCGCGTACGTCGTCGTACGGTGGCGCGCTATCGTACGCAACCCCGGTTACTTCCGCAGTTACAGGCGTGGACCAAACCATGCCTACGTCGGAGCCGGGTAGTGCAAACCTCGGTATTGGAGGGTCACTCTCGGGGTCGTTGACAGGCACCGGAAGCTCGGATTATTTGGGTCACCAAATTACTACCGATAGCTCCGCAACCGCCGGCTCGACTTCGACTATGAACTACCAATACGACGAGACAGCTTAACCAAAAAAACTATGAGCGAACTACCACAAGGAGCAATTGGAAACAAAGACGACATGACCGAGGAGGAGTTGGCCGGCAAGCATATTGACGGCGCAACCGGACTTGTCTTTGAAACCGAGGAGGACTACTTGGCGTTTAAGCACCCCGAGAACGTAGAAGTGCCCGGAACGGACACGGAGGACGAGGGAGGCAATGACGAAGCCGAGGAAGCCGCTTAAAAAGAAATAACAAACCGCGCAACTCAATGCGCGAGATACCGGCAACTCAATGCCTTACAAGCAAAACCCGGTATCACGCCGGGTTTTGTGCATTAAGAAAAAACTATGGAATACAAACTACCAAAAACAGGCGAAACCGTGGCCCTCGAACGTTGGGCTTGGGGAGCAATCTATACGGACGGAACGGAGCTAAAGCAATTTGGCGACGACGGCATATTTCACCAAATTGGCGAAATAGAACAAGACCGCCTCGCAATGTTTGTTATGTACAAACCCGAGGAACCAAAGCGCCGTATAGATATGCCTTTCAAGCCGGGCATGAAGTTGGTACACGTCTACAAAATGTGCAAACCGTATTACATGCAAGGTTTTG